CCTCTGGTCAGTACATTTTTTCCAACATTTATACCTATCAAGTCACCACCAGTGGCACGCTAGGTACATCTGCTCCTCCATACCCAACAGGCAATGGTGGCTTTCCCCCCACCACACCTTTTGCCAATGGTACGGCTTATTTGACTTACTCTAATCCTGCTGAAATCATTCCATATTCAGCCCTGGATAGTGTCAATCAAATTCTAGACGTGATGAATGTGACCATTTATTGGGGCAATTCACGTATTCCTCTTAGATATTTGCCTTTTTCTAACTTCAATGCACAGTTGAGGTATTGGCAAAACTACATTGGTAGACCTGTTTGTTTCTCCATTTATGGTCAACAACAAATTTATTTAGGACCTGTGCCTGACCAAAGTTATCTCATGGAAGTGGACACGGTGATATTGCCAACGGCTTTGACATCTACCAACTTCAATGCCACTGACCCTATCAATGACCCATTTACTCAGCCTGTGGCTTTTTATGCGGCTTACAAAGCCAAATACAAAGAGCAGAGTTATGGGGAGGCAGAAATATTCCAGCAACAATACAAGCAACAGGTGCAAGCTGCACTCAACAGCTCGTTCACCAGACGCATCCCTGACCCCTATTCAACACCGTACTAATCATGGCATCAGCAGAACAGAAAAAGTCCTATGCCATCATTAAGAACTTCAAAGGTCTAAACACCAAGGCCAATCGCACGGCTATAGACAAAGAAGAGTTCTCGTGGATTGAGAACGCCATGCCTATTGGTAGTGGCAATATCCGTATTGTTGCCAGTCAGAACACGGTCAACTTGTCTAGCAATGCAGCTCCTATTGTGACCAGTGCCAATGTCTCATCTCTTTATTCTGCCAACCTTAATTTAACCGATTACATTGTTGCTTTTGAGGCAGATGGTAGGGCTGAGTATGTTAGTTTGACCAGTACAGGCGCAGGTAATGCAACTGGGAATGTGGCAGTAAGTGGTACTTTTTCTAATGCTGGAGTGACTCTAGCCCAGTACAAAAACCAATATGCGGTCATTGGAGACCCTGCCAAAGGTTTGTTTGCGTGGGATGGCACAACTCTTAACCCTGTAGGTTCTGTAGGTTCTATAGGTATTACCAACCCAGGTGCTGGTTATACAGAAGCACCTAACGTGGTCATTGGCGCACCTCCTGCTGGCGGTGTGCAAGCAACTGCTGTGGCAACCGTGACGACAGGAGCTGGTGGTGTGGCTTCAGTCAATGTAACGGCAGGTGGCTCAGGATACACGGCTTTGCCTGGTGTAACTTTCTCAGCCCCCACAACGGCTGGTGGTGTAACTGCTCAGGGTGTGACTACTATTTCTGGTGGTGCGGTGGTGGCTGTGACCATTACCAACCCAGGCTCAGGCTATTTAACACCCCCAAGCGTGACATTCTCCTCTGGCAGCGCTGCTGCTACGGCAGTCTTGAGCACAGGCCAAGTCAATAGCATTACTTTGACCAACGCAGGAGCAGGTTATACATCGCCCCCCAGTGTCACCATCACAGGTGGTGGAGCGACTACCAATGCCACGGCTGTCACATCTTTGGTGACTTTTGCCACGGGTACGGTATCTGTTTTGATTACAAGTGGCGGTACGGGATATACCAATGCAGCCAACACGGTAGTGACTTTCTCGGGTTCTGGTAGCAATGCAGCAGGTACGGCTATCCTATCTGGTGGCTCTGTAACTCAGGTCATCATGACCAATCCTGGCTCTGGCTACACATCCAATACCACGGTGAGTATTTCTGGCGGGGGGGCTACAACCAGTGCTACAGGTATTGCGGTGACCAACACTCAGCCTGTGGTGGACGTGGCATCGTTTTCAGGACGTATTTGGGTGGCAGCAGGGCGTACAGTCTATTATTCAGCCTCTACGTCTCCCTTTGACTTTACGTCAGTGAGTGCTGGCTCACTTACATTAACGGATGAGACGCTACATGGAAACATCACTGCACTCTATTCTGCTAACAATTTTCTCTATATTTTTGGGGATGACAGTATTAACGTCTTTTCTGACGTGCGTGTATCTAGTACTGGTGCAACTCTTTTCACTAACACAAACGTATCAGCGTCTGTGGGCACTAAACGTGCTTATGCTATTTTTCCTTATTTTCGTAGCTTGTTGTTCATGAACGACTACGGCATTTATGCCTTGGTAGGCTCTACAACATCTAAGATTTCAGACCCTCTTGACGGTGTTTTCCCCTATATTGACTTCAGCAAGCCTGTGACTGGGGGGCAAGTCCTGCTCAACAACATCTTGTGTGCAGCGTTTAACTTCTATGTCAACTCATCTTTCCCTCTAGGCCCAGGTCCTAGTCGGTATGTACAGGCTATTTTCTTTGATAAGAAGTGGTTTATCACGTCACAGGGAGATGGCATCAATTATGTCACTTCTGTGCCTGTTGCTGGCAAAATCAGCCTCTATGGAGTGGCTACAACCGCCTTATACAACCTGTATTCCAATACCACGTCTAACATCAACAGCTATATTCAGACGGCTTTGGACCCTATGGGGGACAATATCAGGACCAAACAGGCTCTCAAATTTGGTGTAGAGGCTACTTTGTCCAATGGTGGTACTCTGAACATCACTGTGGACTCGGAAAGTGGCTCTAGTCCTGTGTATTCATTGACGGCTAATGCGTTTTGGGTTAATAACTCAGGAACGACAATAGGTTGGACAAATAATGCAAGCGCAACGATAATTTGGGTAACGGGTACTGGGTATTATTTGTACAAATCAGATGCTCAACAGTACGGAAAATACCTTGGATTGACGTTAACAAGCAGTAACGCTGGATTTGATGTCAACACATTTGAATTTGAACATGAATTAAGAGTGAGGTTCTAACATGGCTGTTCCCTATACCTTTGCCACGGCAACGTCTGCAATTCCGTTATCTCAACTGGATACCAATTTTGCAACTGCTATCACACTTGGCTCTACATCTCTGACTCTAGGTACAACCACTACGTCTGTATCAGGGTTAACACTAGCATCTCCTACTTTGACAACACCTGCACTGGGTACTCCTGCTAGTGGAACACTCACCAACTGTACAGGTTTGCCACTCACGACTGGTGTGACAGGAACACTAGCTGTGACCAATGGTGGTACAGGCGTGACTACATCTACAGGCTCTGGTTCTAACGTACTGAACACTTCTCCTACTTTGGTGACACCTGTATTGGGTACACCTACGTCAGGTACGTTGACAAATTGCACAGGATTGCCCTTAACAACAGGAGTCACAGGCACATTACCCGTAGCTAATGGTGGAACTAACCTAACATCATTTACAGCAAATGGTGTGGTGTATGCGTCTAGTACAAGTGCTTTGGCTACTGGGTCAGCGTTAACATTTAATGGAACATTGTTAACAATTAAAGGTGGAAATGCTAGTACGTTGCAAGTTGACAATGGTGGTCAACAATACACCGAACTGGACTTTGCTAATAATGGAACTATCAAAGCATCACATTATTGGGACAATTCAGCAACTAATTATTACATTGGTTCTAATGGTCAGATGCAATTTAATAGTGGATTAACATATCCTTTTGTTTGGGCTTGTGGTGGAGAAAAGATGCGCCTCACAAGCGCAGGCAATCTAGGTATAGGTACAAGTAGTCCTACTTCTATGCTACAAGCAAATGGTAGTTTGTTTATAACAGGAAGAACAGTTCCAAGTAGCGGTGTTGGCCCTGAATTGTATTGGAGTGGTACACAAAGCTATTTACTTTCATATGATAGATCAGGTTCAGCTTATCAACCTGTTAGCATTGATGGATCACAAGTACGCTTAAATATAAGTGGGTCAACTGCTTTATATATAGATTCAAGCAGTAATGTAGGATTAGGAGTTATTCCTAGTGCTTGGTTAAGTTCAACTGTTGCAATGCAATTGGGAAACTACGGAAGCATTTATGCGTATAAAAATTCTGGCAATGTATATTTGAATAACAACTTATATGTAAACAGCGTAGGCAATGACATTTACTTAAACACAGCACCCGCTGGTCGTTATCGCATTACAGATAATGTACATATTTGGTATAACGCACCTTCAGGCACTGCGGGTAATGCTGCTACTCTTACCCAAGCAATGACACTAGATAATAGTGGTAACTTGTATTTACAAACAACTACAAGTTTAACTGCTAATTTTCAAACAGTTGGAAATTGCGGTTCTGTTAACTTGATTGCTTTGCAAGACACTGGAACGTCTTATGGTTCAACATCTTGGTATTTAAAATTATTAAATTCAAGTGGTTCAACATCAGGTGGAATTGCACACACTGCATCAACCACAGTATCTTTTACAACTTCTTCTGACCAAAGATTAAAAGAAGACCTTGGTATTGCAATAGATACCTCAATTATTGATAACATTAAAGTTCATGATTTCACATGGAAAACAGATGGTAAAAAAGATGTTGGCGTATTTGCTCAAGAAGCATACGAAGTTAAACCATCTGCAATATCTGTTGGTAAAGATGATTTAACAGAAGACGGTCAACTTGCACAACCTTGGTGTGTAGATTATTCTAAGTTTGTGCCTGATTTAATCGTTTATTGCCAACAACTTAAAGTAGAAATTCAATCACTCAAGGCTGAAGTAGCCACACTTAAAGGAGCTTAATATGTCAGCAACAATAACTTGGACTACCGATTGGTTATCCACTTCAACACAGACAATCAATGGATTTACATCTGTTGTAGTCACAGCAGGTTGGAGGTGTACAGGTACTGAAACAGCCAATGGGAAAGAATATAGCAATTCTATTTATGGAACTTGCTCGTTCACAGAACCTCCTGCTGGAGACCCTAATTTCATACCTTTTGCAAGTTTAACGCAAGCAGAAGTCAACAATTGGGTTTGGGCATCAGGCGTCAATCAAGAAGCAACTGAGACTGCTATCAACAACAATCTCAATTTGCAAATCAATCCCGTAGTGATTCAGCCCCCACTTCCATGGGTAACACAAGGAGCTTAAAAATGGAAACAGTAACACTTCAATCACAACTCGTTAACGTCATTCTTCAATATTTGGCAACTAGACCTTATAACGAGGTTGCTGCTCTTATTGCAGAAATTCAAAAGCAAGCTACACCTCCTGTAGCTACTCCTGAAGTAGAGCATCAGCAATGAGCGTAAGCGCACCTTTTAGCCCTTCTGGTAACACTGTGGTGTTTGCTGCTGCAACGTCAGCGCCTACACCTGTGCAAGCCATCTCTTCTACTTTAGGTGGTAATCAGTATCGAGTCATTAACTCTGGTACGGTTATTGCCTATTTAGGAGTGGGTAATACGTCTGCCAATGCCACGGCAAATGCGGTGGTGGTGAGCACAACTGCTTCATCTATCCCTCTTTTGCCAGGCACAGATGAGATTCTCACTTTCACACCCAATGCCTATTTCACAGGCATCACAAGCACATCTAGTGCCAATGTTTACATAACACCTGGTGACGGGGATTGATAAATGTTAAAGACAGTCAGTGGATTAGGAGCTACAGGTTCATTGGTTTACCAAGGTTCTTGGAACGCCAGCACCAACACGCCCACGCTGACTTCTGGTGTAGGAACTAAAGGTTATTATTATGTTGTGTCTGTTGCTGGCACTACTACTCTTGACGGCATATCTTTATGGTCTGTGGGAGATTGGGCTACTTTTAATGGAAGCACATGGCAAAAGATAGACGGTAGTTCTTCTGAGGCTTTTGTCACCATCACGGTCACGGGTCTCACAGGCTATATGTATGCCAATAACAATAGCCCTGTCACTGCCTCCACCACCATTCCTGTAGCCAATGTAACAGGAGCTGTTGCCAATACGGTGAACATCATTGCTGGTACCAACCTCACAGGAGGTGGCGCACTCACAGGCAATGTCACGATTAACAACCCCTATAACGGCACTGTGACCACGGTTAACACGGGTACAGGCTTAACAGGCGGTCCTATCACAGGGACTGGCACCATCAGCATTGCCAACACAGGTGTGACGGCTGCTACCTATGGCACAGCCAGTGCAGTTTCTCAAGTGGCTGTCAATGCTCAGGGTCAGGTCACATCTGCCTCTAATGTCACGATTAGCATTGCTCCTAGTCAGATTAACGCAACCATTCCTAATAGTGGGTTGACCAACAGCTCTGCTACGCTAGGTAACGCAACCATTACTTTGGGTGGCACCACGACAACAGTGGGTAATCTGACGCTGACCAACGTCACCATATCCAGTGGTAATGCCACGTTCACCAGTGCAAATGCAACAAACGCAACGATTACAAATTTGTCATCAGGAAATGTGACAGTCACAGGAGGCTCTATCAATGTCCAGTCTACTAATCTTGTGTCTACCACTTCTAGTACTGCTACTTATGGGACTGCCAGTTTACCTC